ATTTACGCGAACAGAATGCGCGCCATTCAACGCGCCACAGGCGCAAGCGATGAACAGATTGCAGCATCGACACAGATGTTTGCCAATCGAAAAGATGGTGACTTTGGAAACGCAAAAATCACAGAGATGCAATCAATCTATCTGGGATTGCAGAACAGCGGCGCATTCGACACTCAAGAAGAACTCGATGCCGCATTTGACAGGTTCGTCAAAAAACAAAAACACTCGAAAGAAGATGTGCTCGTTGCCGCTGCAAATTTCGATTGGTCCGCAGGAATCAAAGATGAGCGCAATCGCACGCAGGCAGACAATCTGCTCAAAGATAAAGATTGGTCACAAGTCATCATGGCAGCCACTCTGAAAGATGATTCGGCCATGCAGAAAACCGATAATGAAAAGCTCGTGGAAGATATGCGCCGCATTGAGGAACAGAAAAACAAGCTAATCATGACACTCGTTCCTGCTGTCATTCCACTTGTGGAAGAACTCGCGAAGATTCTGGATGGAGATGGGGCAAAACAGCTTGCACAAGGAATGGGGCAAATTTTCAAAGTCGTTGTGCCGATACTTCTTAAAGTCCTCAATTTTTTGAATGACTTTGTGTTACAAAACCTAAAGAAAGCCATGGAATGGCTTGCATCCAAACTCGGCAAAGCCCCCTCGGATGTTATTGACGCATCTACCTCCGAGAACGCCAACGGCGGCATTGTCTGGGGAAAATCCATCGTCGGAGAGCGCGGGCCAGAGGCAATCATTCCCTTGGATTATTCGCGGGCACAGCGGGCGGAGAACATCGCGTATTCGATCCAGAACAACTTCAGCATGAGCGGCAATGAGACGACGGCGCTGTCGCTGGCGCAGGCCGTTTCGAGCCGTGATTTCAGCCGCGCGATGGGCAAGGCGGCATTTAAGGCAGGCAGACTGGGCGCATTCTGACAGTCTCGAACTACGGAAAGGGTGAAAAATGAATTTGGAACGCGAACGGATAGAATTTATCCTAGATAAATGGCGAAGGATGGAACACACCAAACAGGTTGAACTCACCGATATTCTGTTGAAAACCTGGGACGCGGCTTTTGATGGCGATATCTGGGGCGAGGGCAAGGTCAAAGATGGTGCCAATATCGAAAAGGTGATGCTGGGACTTCAAGCGCTCTGGAAAGCCATTTGAGCGGCGCATTTCGATAGCAGGAGAGAACGATGCAAACGTATATCGCGACGAAGGGCGACACTTGGGACAGCATCGCCTATAAAGTTTATGGCGACGAATTCTTTTGCGACACGGTGTGCGCGGCGAACAGCCGAAAGCACGAAGGCGTGATCGTGTTCGAGGGTGGCGAGCAGATTGATCTGCCGGAAGTCGTTTCGACGCAGCTCAATGTCATCAAGGCGCCGTGGGAGACGTGACATGCAATATCTATCGTGGGCATCGGTGCAGATTCCGCTCGCGTTCGTGACAGGTCTGTCTTTTCGGAAGACAGCAAAGACCGTCGAACACACAGGCGGCTATATTTCCGCGCGCGGATTTGAGGCTTCGGAGATTTCCGCGCAGGTGGAAGTGTCGCGCGCGACATGCATGGCCATGGGATTGAACTTTAACGAGTGGTTTGGCGTTCTGGATGGCCTGAGTGTGGAGACGAACGGCGAAGCCGGCGCGGTGACTTTGGGCGGCTATCCGCTCTATCCAGAACTGAAGTTCGCGCTGACAAACAAGAACACGACGCGCGTGACCGATTTGGCGAGTTCGGCGCCGATATCGATTGCGTGCGACATCGTCTTGAGCGGCGTGGAATGCGTCAAGGAAGTCAACAGGCAGCGCACGCTTGAATTTGACGCCGACGGGCATGTTTTGCCAAAAATATCGCTCACGGTGAACGGCCAGACGCTCGTTGTGCAGGACAGCACGACAGTTTCCAAACTGAATGTGACGCCGAACGCTTGCGAACTTGAGATATGTCTGGGCGCGGATCGCTCGAACATCAATCGCGAAGCGTTTCTGAATGACCTTCTGGACGAAAAGACGGCCACTGTGACACTCGGACTGCCGTTGGGCGACGTGACTTATCACATCATCTGGGCAGATTTGACGCACGGCATATTGCAGATTTCGGGTTCGATCTTTACGGAGGCTGCCAATCAGGTATTGACGGAGACTTTTGACGACTGCGACTTGTCGGACATCCTCCAGTATCTGTGCGACGCGCTCGGACTGAAAGCCGACATCCAAGCACATGGTCATGTCGATCACTATCAGCTCAACAACTCGCCTATGGCCGCGCTCGAAGCGCTTCAGCAATCGGCAGGCTTCGTGGTGTCGGCACATCTCGGCGCGGTGACGTTCGCTTTTCTGCCGGACTCGGTCACGTCGCAGAAAACACTTGAGCTGACGATTGAGGAAGACAGCATGGACGAGCTGACTTCGGGAATCTTGTGGCGCGATGGGGAACATGAGGTTACGGCAGGCGACACAGCAGGCGAATTGCTCAAGGTCGATGCGGTATTTTTGTCGTCAGAAACGAAATGGGCCGAACAGTGTTTGCGGTTTGCGCAATATAAGGCCAATGCGCTTGTCGTTTCGGGCGATATGGACAACGAGATCCGCCATCATTCGCAAGTGAGTATTCCCAAGGACACGGGGGATGTGACCGGGCTTGTCGATTATTATATTTTTGATTTTGTGTCGAATGTGATGCGTCTGGAAGTGCATGAAGTCGTTTAGCGGACGCAAATGCGCACGTCTTTTGGCCATTCGGGTATGAACTCGGATGGCTTTTTTGTTTTGCGGAGGACGTGATGCAAGTCGGATTTTATGTCGTGACTGAACTGACTGGGGCGGATGCGCAGGGCGCGGCATTCATGGCCAAAGTGAAGTCGCAGATGAACGCAGGCATTCGTGGGACGCTGTTTCTGCCGCCATATTTGCGGCCAAACCAGTGCAAGATTGATGCGGATTCTGTGGTGTTTGGCTGTCTGGATGAAGTGACCGGGCGAGGTTTTGCGATATTCGGTCAGGATGATGCCGATTATCAGTATTTCATGGACGCGAGCCTTCAAATCAAACAGAACTTGTCTGTGGTGGGGAATGCAGCCATTGGCGGCGATGCGTCTGTGGGCGGAAATGAAAGCGTTTCGGGGGATTCGCAGGTTTCTGGGAATGTGACGGCGACGGGCAATGTGACGGGCGCGGATTGCCGCGTGACGCTGGCAGGCGGTGATTTTGATATGCCCAATCCAGATTGGGTGGATGATGGGCAGCAATCCGATCCCGATGCCAACGGACAGCCGAGATATAAGAAGCAACACATCGCAGGCATGGTTTCGAGCCTGGCAAATCACACGCATACATGCGCGGTTGGGCCGACATCGACGCCGGTGCCTGTGCCGCTGCCAGGATAATTGTGAGGCGTATGCCGCAGGCATAGCCGAACGCGCAAGGCGTATCGAGCTTTAGCGAGATAGACGCGCGCAAGACGTGTCGCGCAAAGGCGCGCAAATACTGTAAATGCGATGTATAAAAGTGGGAACCAGCCGAAATGAAGAACGGAATTTACATCGACAGCGAACATCAGCTTGAGTTTGTGGGCACGGGGCAGATTTCCATCGGGGAGGGGCTTCAGCTCGACCAGCGGTTTGCATACGACTATTCGAAGCGGCCGCAGTCAATCACGCGGCGCAAGAAGAAGACTGCGCGGACGGCGACCGTGACATTGCAGGTGGCGCGCGGCACGCTGGCGCCTGGGCTCAATTTGTTTGATGTCGTGGATGATTTCAGCGCGCTCGCGGGGCAGACGGGGGATTTGTATTGGAATGAGGCGCGCGAGGGGAAGTTCTGTGTGCGCGGCGTATCGTTTTCGTTCGCGATTGATGCCATCGACATCGCTTCGGCTGTGCAGGTGTCGCTTGAGCTGACCGAAAGCTACGCTCCGGCAGAGAAGAAGCCGCGCGTGAAAGCTGAATATTCGCTGTTTTAGGAGGTGGAAATGAACACAGGTCAATGCATTGTGAACATGCTGAACTGCAGGCAGGGCGAGCATTGTTTGTTTCGATCGTTCGGTCTCGGTGCGGTGACGGATCAGGTCGGGCGGCTTCGCAGGGCGCAGATCACGCAAGAAGTCGCGAAGTGGTATCCGGCGGTCGCATCGGTCCAGGTCGAGGTTCGGGACGGCGAATATAACATCCGCGTTTCGGAGGGCGAATGATGGATTTTATCAATGATATTTCGACAGAGAGCGTGTTTGAGCTGATCAAACAGACGTATAAGACCGAAACAGGCAAAGATTTGCAGATCGGCTCGGATGAGTTCGCAATCGCGACTGTGGTTGCCTATATCTTTGGTGTTTTGGTGCAGAAATTCAATGCGCAGGCAAAGCAGAGATATTTATCGACGGCGACAGGCGAATATCTGAATGCGCTCGGGGAGACGTTTGATATTGAGAGGCCTGCGCCGATCCACGCGGCAGTGCTTGTGTATGTCGATGTAACGGCGCCGGTGACGCTGACAAGCGGCGAATTTGTGATTTCGGATAGCAACGGGATCAAGTTCACGCCGGCGGAAACGACATCTCTGGCAGCGTCAGGAAACGTGCTGTTTGAGGGCTTCGGGAATGATGACGTGCTGGCCGAGAACAACATCGAAGTCGGCTCACTGACGACAATTGTGACGCCATTAGCCGAAGTTGCGAGCGTGTCGAATATCGGCGTGACTGGTGGTGCAAAGGATGAATTTCCGGACACGGATGCGGGCGATGATGCCTATCGCGAATATATCATCGCGAAGCGTTCGAGCGTATCTGTGGGCGGTCCGGCATCGGCGTATGAACAACGCGCGAAAGACGCAGACGGGCGCGTCGTGGATGCGTATTGTCTTCGCTATACAGATGGCGGTTTTGTGCCAGGCACGGCGCATGTGTATATTCTGACAGACGATCCAGAAATAGAACATGTCGATGTGAAGACGCGCGTCATGCAGGCGCTGACGGCTGCGGACTGGAAGCCTGTCTGCGATGAGGTTTTGCTGACGAATGCCGGCATCACCTATTTGTCGCCGCAGTTCACAGTCGGCTTGTCTGCGAAGAATGCCGTGTCGGGGCGCGCAAAGTTCGAGGCAGATATCGAGGCATATATTGCCGAACTGAAGACGCATCTTGGCATGGCATTCAGTTTGTCGGAACTCGCCAGGCGATGCCAGACACCAGATGAAAACGGCGTCAAAACGGAATACATCGCCATCGCCAATCCTGCGCAAAACTATGTGGCAGTGCCAAAGACTGAGATCATCATTGTAAATTACGAGGTGCAGTATGTTACTGTCTGAATGTCGGTCTTTTGAACTGTTGCCGCGCTTTGCGCGGAATGAGTTTATGGCGTGTTTGTGTGGTGCGATGGATGTGCTCATCCAATTGCTATCGCATCGATGCGACGCACTGCCATGCGAGGCTTCTGAGGGCGCGCTATCGGCATGCAGGGACGACGAGCTTGCACAGATTGCGGATGATCTGGGCGTCATCCCCTACTATCCGGACCTGCCGCGCGCGACGCGCGAAGACATCATATTGCAGGCCAAACTTTGGACGCGCAAGGCGGGTACATGCGAAGCGTTGCGCGTCATGGTCAACGCCGTGTTCGACACGGACACGACAACGGTCGAAGATGACCTGGACCGCGATAAATTTCCCTATCGATACAGGATCAATATTCAGTCGGATGCGCTGGACAATACGCAGACGGACATCGACAGGCTGAATGCATGCCTGGAAATGCTCGGGCATACGACAACCACGCCGCTTGAGATGCGGCTGAACTATGAGACGGATTTGGAACAAAAGGTCATCGCGACGCGCGCACATGTGACCTATCGATATGAGGTGACATTATGAGTTCGATCACACAGGCAGGAAGCCAGTTAATGGCGCAGGCATTATCGTTTAATAGAATTGTTTTCATGGGCGCATGGCTAGTGGAAACGCTGTATTCCGACGGCAATCTATCATCGATGACAACGCTGAATCCTGGGGGTAATGATATATTCGGCGCAGTCAAGCGCGTCATGTATTCTGAAGGGCAATGCCTGGCAACGGCAGAATTTCAGAATTCGCAGTCTGGGACATATCAGACGGCGGTCATCATGGCCAAACTTGAAAGCCAGAGCGATGGCGAGGCTGTGCCGTTCTGCGGGTTTAACGACAGCGGAATCTATTCGCCATCTGGCGTGCAGGCATTTATCGATGTGGATTTCACTTTGACGTTTGTGCGCGATGCCTCAATTGTTCGCATTATTGATGGCGACGCGGCCACACCAGAATATGTCGATGCGCTTCGCGCGGATGTGTTCAATCATGGTGGTCTGTGCCGCGTATATGGCGACTTTTTGAAGGCACAATGCTACGCTGCAGACGGCGAAAGCGCATTCATCGATCCGCACGGTCCAAAGGTCATGTATATCGGCAACAAGCCATACCAAGGCGTATCGAGCGTTGTCACACATGCCGTTGCGGATATCTGCGATCATATCATGGCCGTGCTGCTGACGGACGGCAACAAGACTTATGTCAATTTCTTTGACCTGCGCAACGCGACATTCGAACATGACAAGCTCTATCTGCCGCAGCCGTTTGTTTATGCGCCATTGGGGGATGAGAACAGCTCGAAGGGGCGCGTAAATATCGCGAAGATTGATGGTCATTACTTCGCGTTTGCTTATACCAATTCGAGCAGTACGAATCTGTGGTGGTATAATCAAGCCTTTGGGCAGGATTCTAACAACAAGGTCGTTGGGCGCTGTGCCGTGATGGCGCTGGCAGATTGCACGGTGCCGACAAGCGGCGGGGGCACACAGGCGCTGATCAAGGGACACTGGTATTATGTCGCGGATTCGACGACTGCGGCAGTGCGCAGCATGGGCAAAGACCTTGCGATTTACACGTCTGCCGTTGCGGATGATTCGTCAACGCTGTCACTTGTCAGGCTGTCGCTGTCGTATCATGAGAGCAACAGCCGCGCGATTTTGTTTGCCTCGCCTTCTTCGATGTATGGCTTCGGAACCGGATTGCTCGACGGGATCCTGTCTAATGGTTCGCAGACGTTTGTGGAACTATGCGAAGCCACAAAGATGGGCGATGGCATCGAGCTTGTGCTCGTGTCGAAGTGCGACTTGAACTACGGGCTTTCCAGGACCGGTGCCGGATGCATGATCAAAGACGGTTCAGCGATTCAAAGTCTGAGCATGAATGCACAAATCAATGCGGCATTCTGGTCTGCCTACAGCCTGGATGCAGACACGATTACATCCATCACGGCTGGAATGTATATCGAAGGCTCGTATGACTATGCGCGCATTTACAAGACCTGTTCGGGCATGTGGTTTGATGCAAGCTCAAACTGGGTGAAGCTCAAATCGGCAATGCAGGCGGCTTTGGTCTATCAGTCCGAAGGTTGCTATGATTCACATCAGGCAAACACTGTGTTTTTGAATGGTCATATTCTGCAAACCGTGCCCAGCGGCGCAAGTTCGCGTCTGATTTGGGGTGTGAATGATTCGCTTGTGTGTACAACGTTCAACAACATTTCTGGGGATATTGCCATGTTGCCTGGCGCGAATATGTGTACAGGAATCGGTCTGATTGCCAGCTGGACACAGTCGAACATGAATGATTTGTGGCTCATGTATGTGCCGCCTAAACAGAGTGTCGATACCGGATGGCCGTCATGCGTCAAGGTGGATGGCAGAATATGAGCGAGCTTGAAGACCTGTATGCACAGATCAGCCAGGACAAGAAGCTGGTGCGCAGATGGCAGCGCGAAGCGAACAAGCGTATCAAGCGTTTTGTCAAGAACATCGCTGGCGCTTCGCCATTTCTCGACAAGCCGGTCAAGCGCATGTTCGGCGTGCGCAACTCCAAAGATGGTCAATCGCTGACGATATATGGCACATCGCCGAACGCCGGGCGCATGAAAGGCTTCAATGCGCCTGTGAATGAATGGCACCAGACAACGGAAGCATTCCGCATCTTCGGCGAAGGCGGCTGGCGCACGATTCACAAGGTGCAGATGGTGAATGCGTCTGCCGGCGTACCGATTCAGGATGTGCCCTACTTCGGCACATCCGAAAAGCCAGACCGATACTTTGGCATCCGGAAAGGCAAGGTCACGCTCGCTTATGGCAAGACAAAGAGCGATCTGTCATTGCCTGTGTATGCCAAAGACAGCTATCCAGATTGGATCATGGAGCGGTATAGCGATGATATCGACAGGATTGTCATCGAGGCCGGACAGGATGTACTGGCTATGATTTGATGAGCTTGCTCAAGAGGTGTTTCAGAAGAGAGAGGTCATCGTTTGGCTGTGTATCCTGACTATCGACGAGTGCTTCAATATGAGCTTCGACAGGATTTGAGAATTTTTCATTGTCATGAATGTACACGGATGTCGTCGCGATGGATTTGTGGCGAGCGAATTTTGAGACACGATGAATGTCCATGCCAGCTTCGATGGCGAGTGTAATTGCAGTGTGTCTCAAGCCGTGCGGTGTGATCGCTTTCTTTTCTGGGAGTTTGTCGCGCAGGATAGCGCGCACGATCTTTGAAATGTTGGTGGCCGAAATCGGCGCATGGCTTCGTCTGGTTTCCGAAATGAACACATAATCTTCAGGATCAGTTTTCCCATTGGTTGTGCGCTTCAGGTCAAGTAAAAGCCTTTGGATGCTGATCGGCAAAACGATGGCTGTATTCTTTTCGGCTCTCCCCTTCCCTCTCACGATCATCCGATCTGCCTGAATATCGCCCCACTGCATTTCAGAGATTTCGATGCAGCGCAGGCCGCATATCGACATGAGCGAGACGATTGTTTTGTCACGAATATCTGTAATTCGCTTTAGCAACGTATTTAATTCTGCAGCTGTCAGGCATTGTTTTTCGCGGTATTCTCCTGTCGGAGGTTCAATATCTTTCATGATATCGTCATATAAGTCTTTTTTATACAGATATGCGCAGAATGACTTGATGCGGACGTGTTCGGCTTTGATAGATGAGTCTCTGACTTTTCTCAGCCGCAAATCCTCGTAATATTGCAGCATCAACGTTTTCGAGAGGTCTTTTCCGTGTGCCCACTTGTGCAGTGCGATCAGAGATGCGGTGCGGTGATACCAGGTTGTGTGTGCGGCTCTCGTTTCAGCCATCCAGTCTTTGATTGTTTGGCGAACATCCTGGACACCGCACCATGGAACATGGTCGAAATAGGCAAGAATGCGTTCACATTTTTGGGCGTAATAATTTTTTTGAGTGTTCATGTTGATTTTTTCCTTGCAAATGTTTTTCGGTTTCTCTATATCAATCAGTATCGAAGTTAGCGCATCAAGCGTGGCGAGATAGTCTTCCACCACGAAGTCACAAACCAGTCACTGTGGACGGATTTCTGATTTTTTAAGGGTTAAAGCCAAATTTCCACATCTGATACAGATGACATAAATGTGCAAGGGCGACTTCTCACGATAGAAGTCGCCCTTTTTCGTGACTTCACATAAAAGAAGTTGGCTAATTAATCAATTGAAATATTTTGATTTATAGTTCACTTGATGATTTGATTATTATATTTATATAAACAATTAGACTATTTGTTCATTGATTTTTATGTTCACCTGAATGCATAAATCATGTATCCTGAACTCGCCTTGTTTGAGGGAGGGGTCATGAAGACATCTGGTTACATCATTGTTGAAGGAAACATCGGCGCGGGCAAATCGACATTCGCACAGGCGCTTGCAAATGCTTTTCAAGCTCTCGGGCACAATGCCGAATATCTGGCTGAGCCTGCGGATGGGACCAATCCGTTCCTGCCGCTCTATTATGAAGATCCCAAGCGCTGGGCGTTCACGATGCAGGCGCATCTGCTCTCGAAGCGATACGAGATGACGCAGTACGCACAGCACGGCGCGCTCATGGGCAGGGGATGGTTCATCATGGATCGCAGCTACTTCGGCGATCTCTATTTCGCGAACGTGCAGATGAAAGACGGCTATTTCACGCCGGACGAATACGCGAGCTATGTCTCGCTGCATAAGGCCATGCAGGCAAACATCCACTTTCCGACGGCAGCGATATTTCTCGATTGCGCACCGGAAACATGCAAGCGCCGCATCGAGAAGCGCATGAGCGAACGCGCCGGACGTGCCTGCGAATGCGCCATCGACCTTGGCTATCTGAAGTCTCTTGATGATGAAATAGTAAAGTTATCCAGGTTTATGAGCACGCAGACCTCAACGCGCTGGCTTGCATGGGATCGGGAACGGGAGCCAGATGAAATTGCTGAAGTCGCAAGAGAGGCAGCAGAGGTCATCACCACGACCGATCCGTGCGACTATTCGCCGTGGGGAGACTGCGCAAAGGAGCTGTTTCAATGCGAGTGATTGCCATCTCCGTGATTATCCTGAGCGCGATCGTGGTCTTTTTGCAGGCGCGCTTTTGCTTCGGTGCCGACTATGCCGAATGGCTTGAGCGATGCGAAGACCACCGAGCGCGCGTCGAACGCATCCTCGCCGAAGAGGATATCAGCACCGATTACTACTATCTCATGGTCGCCGAATCCCGATGCACGCCGGATGCGAAGTCCGCCAGAGGCGCGCAGGGACCGTGGCAGCTCATGCCTTCGACAGCTCGCCATTACGGCTGTGACGATCCGCACGACATCGAGTGCGCCACTCGCGCGGCGGCCGCATATATCCGCCATCTCGAAGGCATGTTTAACAAGTTCTCGGATGTCATCATCGCCTACAACATGGGCGGTCATAACTATCGCAAGCATGGCGCAACGGCAGAGGCAAAAGACCTGCTCTGGAGAGTCAGGAGGATAAAGAAGCATGACAATTGAACGCCTGACAACAAAACACAAGACGCGTCGGACTGCAAAGCCCGAATGGATCATCGTGCACTACACCGGATGCCTGGCACCGCCTTGCCTGACCTGCGATGCCATGGCGGCAGACGAAAAAACGAAGGCATCCACGCATTACATCATTCAGGGAAACGACATTGTGCACTGTGTGGATGAAACGAAGTATTACGCCTGGCATTGCGCAACCAGTGGCAAAAAGACGTATTGCGCGGCCAATAATCGCAATTCCATCGGCGTTGACCTCATTCCGCGCAAGCTGAACGCAAAGTCGCTCAAGGTCACGGACAAGGATTGGTATTTCGGCGAACAGACCATGCTGACCGCTGCCGCGCTGATCCGCGAGCTTATGACCAAATTCGACATCGATATCGACCATGTCGTCCGGCATTACGACGTGACGCATAAGCGATGCCCGAGACCGTTTTGCGGGGATGATATCAATGAGGTGTTTGGCGTTTCAGGAAATACCATGTGGGAACGCTTCAAACGCATGATTATGAGGTGAAGTGATGAAATACAAAGATTTCAAGAAAACGCTGGATAAGTACTTTCGCGACAATGACGAGATCTATCCGCACGCCTGGGGATCCTGTGTGACCTTTTACAAGCTTTTTCACGGTCAGCGCGGCGGCCTGATTGAAGTCGAGCCTGGTGGCGAGACCGAGAGCATCACATTTCACGACAATTCCGACCTGAAAGGATTTGCCGCACGGGAGGCTCAATGAGCGCGTGCATTTTATGCACATTGCTTTTGCAGATACTTGTCACGTCGGATGGCGAATGCATCGAAATTCGGACGCGTGACGCGGTTTATCCTTGCACTGCCGAGGTCATGCAGGACTCCGGCTGTTGGGATGAAGATGGACACACGCTGCTCTGCGGCGCGAGCTGGATAGAGGTGGTGCCGTGAAAGCGCTCGAACATTCCGAACAGGTCTCGCTGATGAAATGGTGGGCGCTCGCCTGTCACGGCTTCGGCCTGCATGAGAACACATTGTTTGCGATTCCGAACGGTGGCGCGAGAAACGCAGTCACGGGTATGAATCTCAAGCGCGAAGGCGTGCGCGCCGGCGTGCCGGACCTGTTCCTGGCATGGGCAAACAGGCAGTATGGCGGCCTGTTCATCGAGATGAAAAAGACGAAAGGCGGCCGCGTTTCGGATGCACAGAAGCAATACCTCGAACTGCTCGAAGAGAGCGGCTATAAGGTCGCCGTCTGCCACGGATGGTTAGAAGCCAAGGCGAGCATTGAAGAGTATCTGAAATAAAAAAGCCCCATAACGGGGCTTTTTTTTATGAGACTGAATGGCATTTTTCCAGTATCTCAATTCGCCAATTGAGTGCCCGATAATAACCAATCATGTTGGATAGCTGCGAATCGAGCGCCTTATGCTGCGCTTCATAGCAGTCTCCGGCAATATCCCCAATAAACTCTACACCGTCAAAGTGACTGTCGATGAATGCTTTTAGGCGTTCTATTTTGCCTTTCAAGTCATCACGCTCCAATTTAAGCCTGTCGATTACATTGGCGTTATTTGTTGATATCGTTATACCTTCCATCTCTTTAGTCTCCAAATGGAAGATCAAGCTGTCTGGATTCTGCTGGCACATATCGCAGAATTGACGCATGTTGCTGATTGAGCGTTTCCAGCTCATGTTTCTTGATTTCGGCATAGACTTCTTCACCATCCATGCAGGCAGTAAGTGTTGACACGAATTCTTGTGACTTGTTGAAGCCATGACGCTTCGTCAGGTCTTTGATGCGTTTACTCATGCACTCGTCCAGGATGCTGTTAATCAGCCCGTCAATATTGATCGTGTTCGCAACATCTGCATCCGCCACAAAATCTAACATCATGGCATACTTGAGCAGCACGTTGAGCTGTACAAGGTTCGGTTTGCTGATTTTGAATGTGCAATTGCTGTAGCTCATGTTTTGCTGCGCATCGTCCGCGTCATACTTGGCGAGGGGCGCATCTTCGTTTACAGTGATGATGACTTCATCTTTTGACATGATTTTCTCTCCTAAAAATGTGGGTTGCTGAAAGTTGTCGTTGCGCCGTTCCAGTGCAATTTTATTGTGCCTGTGGCTCCGGCGCGCTGTTTTGCGATGATGATTTCTGCAATGTGGTCGTCTTTGGCCTTGTCGTAATAGCCTTCGCGATGGATGAACATGATGTTGTCGGCATCCTGTTCGATAGAGCCAGATTCACGCAAATCGGACATGAACGGCCTTTTGTCGGCACGCGTTTCGACACCGCGGTTGAGCTGCGCCAGACACAGCACGGGCACATTCAGTTCTTTTGCAAGCGCTTTGAGGCCGCGCGAGATATCGGCGACTTCCTGCTCGCGCGTGGCTGCGCGCTTGGAACCGCTTGTCATGAGCTGAAGGTAATCAATCGCGATGAATTGGATGTGCTTTTCGAGCTGCATGCGTCTGGCGCGGTCTCGCAAAGCGCTGATCGAGATGCCTGCGGTCTGGTCGATGACAATCGGCGTATCCTTGTACGATTCGACGGCTCTGAACAGAGCTTCCCATTGGGCATGACTGAGCTTGCCGCTTCGAATCGCATGGCCACTGACTCCCGCCATGCCGCTGATCACGCGCATAGCGAGTTCTTTGGATGTCATCTCGAGCGAGAACATCGCGGCGGGAATGTGCTTTTTGATGGCTACATGCTGGAGGATGTTGAGCGCAAACGCGGTTTTGCCCATGCCGGGGCGTGCGGCAACGATGGAGAGCGAGCCGGGACGCAGGCCGGACAGATGTTCATCAAGTTCGCGGAAACCTGTCTCGATGCCAGGATTGTTGCCTTCGGCCATATCCACGACATCTTTGAGCGCTTCGCGTGCGGTTTCGTCAAACATCTGCCAGGGCACATCTGCCGGCGTGCCGACAATGCTGTCGAGCTTGTCTTTGACTTGGAGGATGAATGCGCCACAGTCGCCGACGGCTTCCTGTGTCTTTGCGGCAATGTCGAGCGCATAAGTGTTGAGCTTGCGCCGCACAGCATCGTTGCGCACGATGTTCGCATGGACTTTAACCTGACATGCGGCAGGCAAATCATGCATAAGCCCAGTGAGATAGACTGTCGATCCGGCTTCCTCAAAAAATTTGTTACCGAGCAGTGAAACGGTGACCGTTGCCAAGTCAATCGGTTTGCCGGATGCATCCAGAGCCTGCATGGCCGTGAAGATGTCGCGGTGCACAGGCAGATAGAAATCTTCCGGATGGACGATGTCGGATGCAAGCGGCAATACTGTGTTGTCGAGTAGGATTGCACCGAGGACAGCTTTTTCGGCTTCGGTTGCGTTCATCGTGACTCCAATAAATTAAGCAGGCGACCAAGCTTGGCGATGTTCTCTTCGGTGTTGTCCGACTGTTCGGAAACCGTTTCGGGGACTTCGCCATAGAAAAAGCCGTTTTCTTTGAGCCAAGCAGCCGAAGACCAGCCGCCTTCGACGGGACGCAGGACGCCTTCGTCAACGAGTAGCTGCCAGACAAGTTTGCCGTTGCCGCGCTGAACAGGCGCATCGAGCGCACGCGATATCGTTTTGAGCGCGGCCATGCTGGATTTGTCGTAATTCTGCTGTTTGACAAGCGTCTTGAGCTTGAGCATGAACGGGCATTCGAAGAATTTGGAGGACATGCACCACCACATGGCATAGACCTTTTGTTGGGGGTAAAGCGGTTGCGCGGCGTATGAAATAGCCGCGCGCGCAAGGCGTATCGGCCGGAGGCCGATAGCCGCATCAGAACACGGGCATCTCTTCGGGCTGGTGTTCGTCGAAGACTGCGAGCTGAGCATCTTCGGAGGCCATGCGCTCGACGATCCGCTTGATGTAGATGTTCATGAATTCTTTGCCGGAGCTGCCGGTCGTATATTTGACTTCGACTTCGACAGACAGGCCGACCGCCATCTGCAGCGCGAAGCAGATGTCTTCAATGCTGGCAGGCTCGCGGACTTTGAGAGTCTTCATGTCGAGCTTGATGAAGCTGAGCGACTTGGCGTTGTTGATGAAGTCCGTCTTTTCGGTGCGCTCGTTGGCGTGCTCGCCATCGAGGACGAGCAGCGTGTATCGCAGGCAGGGCGGCAGGCTTTTCTCGGCGTTGGCGTCATCGAGCCGGACGGCAGTGATGCGGCATGTGTAGCGGCCAGCCGGGAGCTTGACATATTCGCTCGGCGATGCGGCTTTGACGGATTTCCATGCGTTGGTGAGTTCTTGACTAAACATTGGCAGTCTCCTTCTTTGTGGCCTTGGTGAGGGCCTGTTCAAATGCCTGATAGGCGAAAGGCAGCGTTTCGGGCAGACGGCCGGTGCGGTCACCTGCTTCCCACAGCGATGATGTCTTGGTCTGGAGGACGCGCGTTTCGACGCGCTCGCCTGAGCTGTTGAGCGATACGACATTCTGCGCGAAGCCGATGATATCGACCATCGGCATGAGGATTTCGCGGGCGCGTTTCTCGAACGTCGGCATCCATTTGGTCTGGCGGCCTGTCGGCGTGTCCACTTCGATGAGCTGGGCATGGCTCGTCAGGATCACGCCCATGTTGAGCGCGAAAACTTTCTGAAAGACGCGCTTGAGCTCGTTTTTGTAGACTGTATAGCCTTTGCCATAGCCCATGTCGCCGAGCGTCTGGACTTTGGCGTTGTCGCAGATTTCGATGTCGCAGAAGTCGCATAGCTTGTCGATCGTGTCGATGACGAGAATCTTGAAGCTATGGCCGCCTTTGGCCAGAAGCGCCATCGTCTCGAGGAACTCGCGCCATGTGTTGACCTGGACGCTCGCAACTTCGAGATGGTTCAGGCCGGGCTCAGTGGCCACGAACAGGGCATCCTGGGCGCGGCTGCAGAAGGTCGATTTGCCGATCTTTGGCGCGCCGTAGAGCAGCATCGACAGCTTCGACATCGTGAATTGCGGTTTGGTCTTGGTTTTCGGCAGTTCAATCATCGTCAGTCTCCCAATCTAGTTCGTTTTCCCAATCGTCGTCTTCGTAAGTGTAGGGTTCGAATTCGTCCGCGCCTGTGTAGGGATTGTAAAAGAGCTCGGAAATATCGGGTTCAAGGTCATCGTCATACATGGTCAGCCTCTTCAGTCAGTTCTTCGTGTGCGCGTCTATGCTCGTAGATGCCTTCGCAGCAGGCGAGGTCGCCTTTGGCGCGGCACAAATTGAGGTAGGGACATCCGCTGAATTTGGTGCAGTTGCCTGTGTTTTTAAAAATTGCCGGCTTATGCATCGCCTTGGCGATATGCCACAGCTCAACCTGATGATCTCGAAGGTCGCCGGCTTCAAAACGCACGATCTCACGGCGAAAGTTGTCGGGCGAGATGTCTGCGAGGACGCGTTCGCGGAACTGCTCCGGAGTCTCGCGTTCCTGCTTTTGAGCTTTTGATGTGCCGGTCTTTGACTTGGCGATAAGCGCGGCTTTGCGGGCTTCAAACTCTTCATCTGTTTCTCCTTCCTTAAATCTGGTCTGCGGTTTGACCAGGATGTCGTAAATGGCGCCAGCGACAGGCTCGCGGATCACGCTCTCGATGGCGCTGGCATAGGTGGCAATCTGGCTGTCGATGAGGATGCGGTCGATATATGCGCCGTCACATTTCGATGTCGTCTTGTGCTCGAGGATGAACAGCTCGCCTTTGTAGCGGACGAGGCCGTCAACCTTGCCGCGCAGCCGCCAGACATGCGAACTGCGATTGGTCTCCGGGTTGCGGATCGGCGAGCCGAACTCGTATTCGACCTCGACAACTTCAAACTGTTCGGGTGACCATTGCTCGATGTATTTTTCGAGCAAGGCCTTGGCGCGGATGATTTCGGGCTCGGGCATATCCTGGCATTCGATGGCCAACAGCGCGGCGTCTTTGATGCCGTATTTGAACCATGATTCGAGGCCACGATGGATAGCAGAGCCGAAGTAGAGCGCGGAAGCTGATGTGACCGGTACAATTTCATCGACATAGCGGTATTGATACTTTTGGCGGCAGTCTTGGAAGCATTGCATCATGCTGTGCGTGAGCGTGTTCATCATTGTTCCCATCTCCTATATTTGGGCAGAATGTCTTCGCCGGCATCGAGCTGTTCGCGCAGGCGGTTGATGACTGAAATGTGATAGGTTTTGACGGCTCCCCAGTTCGTGTCTTCGATGGTGCGCGTATCGACGCCCATGGCAGAGGAAAGGCTTGTGAGGATTTTGCCGAGCTGGGCGAAAAAGCCATTGTTGCGCGTGTCGAAGTACTTGCGCAGCCAAGGGATAGCTTTGGCCTGTTTCCAATTGGTCGCGTCGCCGATCTGTTCGCGCAGGCGCTCGTTCTGTGCGGTGAGTCCACCGACGCGGCCGCACATCTCGGCATCGCGTCCTTCGACGAAGTGATATTTGGTGCGGATGGCTTCGTCGCGCTGGGCGATGGCGAGTTCCTTCTGCTCTACTTCGTTGGCGAGCGCGCGGAGCGCTTCGGCATACGATTTCGGAGCGAGCTGATAAGCGCCGGTCTTGCGAATGGACGGAATCACGTCGTGCGTGATCCAGCGCTTGAAGAGTTTGGCTTCGGGCTTGTTTGATCTCAAAACCAAACTATATAATCCGGGTTCGGATATAATTGATGTGTCTTGCATTCCTTTTAAGGTATATATTTTAGATATACCCTTTTCATCATCATCAAGTGAACCACATGCTTGTGATACATTTATGATTGCCAAGCACTCGCACACGTCTTTGGCAACGAACCACGGCTCGCCGTCGCGCTCGATGACGCGGACCTGTCCGAACTGGTCGTTTTGGAACAGCTGGATGTCAGTCATGGCGAGCCTCCTCGAGCACGGCGAGTGTATCGACATGCATGACAAGGCGGTGCGACAACGAGGATGCTTTGGCGAGCTCGTGATAGTGCGCCAGCGCGGGCTTGTAGTAGTCGAACGCGCTGCTCGTGTACCATTTGCCGTTTTCGGCCAAGTACTGGATGATGTATTCAATGCGGACTTCTTTCATAAGACCTCCCAAATGAATGCGGCGATTCCGAGAATGAAAGACAGGATGAACAGGATGAAATTGATATAAGGCCATGCCGGATGGATCATGCCTGTGTCGAATTCGGTTTTGATGCTCATACGATACCTCTCAGGTCTGCGCGGATGGGCGTGTGAAAGAAGATGCGGCCTTGTGTGGCGACGATGGCGAACGTGTGGCGCTTGCAGATCTGGACTTCGCGGACTTCGTCTTCGGCGCAGTCTTTGAGGAATGCGCGGATCGCGCGCCACTTGGTGCAGAGCTTCGGGACATACACGTCGATGAGCTCTTTCAGATTTCCCTGGCGGTCATAAATTTTATAAACCACAAGATACAGTTCGGGCGTCGAATGGATATAGAATGTCATGTCAACCTCCGATCAGCGGATGAACATATCGGTGTTGACGCGATATTCGCACCAGGTCTGGCCGTCCATGTCGCGCAGGATGTCGGACAGCACGACATCGCCGTCCTGGACGGAAACGATGGCGCGCAGGTCTGTCATCATGAATGACATCGGCACAGGCAGTTCGGTCTGTTGGGTGAGCGTGGCATCCCGAGGCACGTCGAGCACATAGACGTAAACGTGGGTGTAATCGGGACTGGCAAGGGCGGCGTCTGCAATGGCCTGGACCAGCGCGGCGAATGCCGGATAGGGCTGATTCAGTGCCTGCAGTGCTGCCAGAACACAAGCGAGGCGTTCAGACATTTCTTTCTCCTGTAGGCGTTACCGGTCAAAATCGCTTTTCGAAGGCGATTGTCGTGACCGAAAAAAAAAGACCGGGAGGTCGAAAAAACAGCCTACAGTCTGCCACGTTACACTTCCCCTTTCGGGTATTGTATATGCAACGTCCTCCCGGTCAAAATCACGACATGATGACCAGATTGTGTCCCCTCTATCACGCGGAGGGGCGGCGCCGTAGGACTGGAGATTTTCGAGTCTCCGTTCACAGTGGGGATAGATAGCACAGAGCTGTGGTGGGTGCAAGTTTTTGTGTGGTGTTTACTTTTTGATGTTTTTTGGTTAAAAGTAAACGCGCGGTGTCGTGGACCGCCATCACAGAGAGGGGCTTATGTTTGGCAAGAACCTGACGTATTATCGCCTTAAACGTGGCCTGACGAAGAAGGCCTTGGCAGATTTGTGCGGTCTATCGGCCGTTGCGATTTCCAATTACGAAACGGGCAAGCGCAAACCGGAAAGCATGGATATCATCCAGCGGATTGCGTCAGCTTTGGGTGTGACTGTATTAGACTTTTTGGCATCGTGGCATGAACTGGATATTAGACACGGGGAGTTCAGGAAACAAAGCGGATGCTCCGGAGCCATGCAGGATTATGTGCGAAGCGCCGTCGAAGAGTATCTGAGCAGGTTTTATGCAGTCATCGACATCCTGGGCGAAATGGTTCTGCCAGAGCCTCCGGAATGCCACATGCTCGCGATGTCCAGAGACATCGAGGAAAACGCGTTGCGCCTGCGAAAACACCTCAAGTTCGCGACGCTCGGGCCTGTCGGCAAACTGATTGAAAGGCTTGAAAACATCGGGATCATCGTCTTTTTCATCGAATTCTCTGAAGGCGCGAAATTTTCGGGCATGAACGGGATGGTCAACGGACGTCCCTATATCGTGCTCAATCAGTCCATGAAGCCAGGCGCCATGCGGTCGACGATCGCGCATGAGCTCGCGCATCTCATGTTCGACTGGACTGAATTTGACGGGGATGTCGAGAATACGGCGACGGCAATCGGCGGCGCGTTCCTGTTCCCTGCCGACGATCTGCGCCGTGAGCTCGGGCTCAGGCGGAACGGCATCACCAAGGACATGCTCATGTCATGCACGGAATACGGCGTGTCGTTCATGTTGCTTGGGAAAAGGGCTCAAGCCTGCAACATCATTTCGGACGCGAGCGCAAAAGCGTTTTTCATCAATGCCAATCGTTACGGCTGGCGAAAGACTGATCCTGCCGTCGTTACGGAGGAGAAGCCGACTCTGTTCGAGCAGCTTGTTTATCGCGCCATCAGCCAAGACGAGATCTCGATTCAGAAAGGCGCGGAGCTTTTGCAACGCACCATCGAGGAAGTCGAGGCGAAATGCCTGTTTGAGGTGCCTGCATGACTGAGTACATCAGCAGCGACACAAACATCTGGATCGATTTTGCAAACATAGATGCTGTTGAACTTCCTTTTGGCTTGGATTGCGTTTACCTGATGTATGAACTGTCATTCGAGAAAGAGGTCAAGCGACCGGAGTGGCTGAAGCATAGCCTTATGTCGCTTGGCATCCAACTCGTTGATATCGACATTGACGAATACAGCTTGGCTGATGGGTATGGGGAGAAATATCGTCAGCTGTCCGTGCACGACCGAATTGCGCTGGCGATTGCAAAACATCGGAATCTCGTCTTGATGACCGGCGACGGCAATCTGAGAAAAGCGGCAATCCGGGAAGGCGTCAGAATCCTGGGGACGATCGGTGTATTGGATCGCGCAATTGCCGAAGGATTGATCGATTCATCAAGGTATGTCGAACTGCTCAAGCGGCTTCGGGACTTCCCTCAATCAAGGCTGCCGAAAGATGAAATCGACCTGCGAATTCGGATGTTCCTCGATTGACATGCCTCCCCTGCTCGGGAGGCTTTTTTTTGCCCTTCGCGGCTCTTGAATGGTGGATGTATCAAAGTGTATTCAGGTAAAACTACATACCAGTTTTCAAAAACTGGTATGTAGTTTGGTAAACTGGTATGTAGTTTTGGGTAAACTGGTATGTAGTTTTTGGCAAACTGGTATGTAGTTTTGAAAAAACTGGTATGTAGTTTTTGGCAAACTGGTATGTAGTTTTGAGCCCGTATCATTATAATAAAAAATAAATATTAATACAGGAACAGATCAGGCTCGCTTCGCTCGCATCTTTTGTTTGTTTCTTTTTGTATCACCGTGATTTGAGCCCGGTCATGTCTGGATTGGCCTGAGCATGACTTCGGGCATCTCGTCCGGGAATGCCTCCGGATTGCGTCAGGATTGCCGTCAGGCGCGTTTTAGTCGTTTGGATGCACAATCGAGCGTCTGAAGTTGTGAATGCGAATTTGGGGCATTCTGAGCGAAATTTCAGATAAAGCGTTTTGAGGCTTGCTTTTTGTTTAAAAGATTGTATTTTTGTTCATATAATTTACGGCTCCACTCTGAGCCGCTTGAGCGCCGATGCACGAACCATCGATGCTCTTATCTCCTGTGAGCGAGTGCGGCAACACTCGCTTTTTTTTATTTCATGCGCTCCATCGCGAGCTGAAGCGCGGTCCGCATGTCGGCGACTGCGTTCTGAAAGTCGTTGAACGCCTTCGTGTTGTCTTTGAGCGCGTCCGTCGTCTGCGAAAGCAGCCGGGCGACTTCGGCAGCATAAGCCTTGCCGTCATCCGCGTTGTTCCGGATCGTGTCGCGCATTTCCTTTTCCAGGGCATTCTGGCGCCTGAACAGATAGACAACGACGACGCATAACACGGCGATAATGGCATAAAGCCCGTAGGTCGAGATGCTCTGGGCAAGCGGTGCGACTGTTTCCATGGTTACTCTCCTTGTGTGGCTAGAACGAGCGCGCGATGTCTGGCTTTGCACGTCTCGTAGGCTTTGATGGTGTGTGAGAGCATCCGGACGATATCAGCGTTCGTCCGAAGCTCGATGCGATCCGGATCTTCGCACGGTTCGAGCAAGGCTGTCGGTATCTGCGGCAGGTCAATCGGCGAACATGGCGCCGGAGTCGAACAGCATGCAGACATCATCAGGCACAGGCTCGCACATCCAGTCGCGTGTCTCAGGCGCATTCTCCATCCGGGAAATCTCGGACATTCGGTCTTCGTGGGCTTTGTGTGCATCGGCTATCCCCTTTGTGTAATGCTGGATTGCGGCATCGAGCCGCTTTGTCGCAGCGTCTATCTCACTTGTCACGCGCGCCATCTCGGCTCGCAAGGCTTCCGTCTCCCCGTGCGCGCGCTCGAGCTCCGCGCTCTGGTGCCTGAGCATAAGACATGACGGGATAAGCGTGAGTGCCGCTGTCAGAATGATTGTCAGAATGATTGTGATCTTTGTGCTCATTTTCTCACCTCCATGAAAATCATAGTTCATTTGTTCAAAAATTCATGTAAAATAAATTCAGCATGGGAGGTGTGTCATGGCAGGCGTGTGCAGAATCATGGTCGAGATATCGAGGCGCAGTTACAACTTCATCCGGCAGCGTGCATCCTCGACAGAGCACAAGACATCGCGCATACTCGCGCGTTATCTGGGGACGTATTTCACATGTCTGGCCGAAGGCGAACAGACGCTGTTCAAGCGGTTCAATGCTCCGGAGGCCAGACGGCTCGCGGAAATCCTGTGTCTGGCACAGGAAGCCGACTGCGTGCCATGGGACGAGTTCAGCACTTTTTCGGCCGCGCGTGTGGCTTCTGTCATCTTGGTGCATGCACCAGCCGAAATCGTGCTTTCCGAGCGCGTGGCGCGTCTGAGCGCGTTCGAGATTCTCGCGCTGATGGAATATGCACAGCTCGACGGGGACGCATTCGAGCGGCAGACGGCTCGCTTCCGGGGGTAGGTACTACGAGGAGGCCTCTGAAAACCTTGGACCTCGGCGCCCCCGACTCTTAAAAATTTTGGAGTACCGCTATTTTATTGAACTTGCGAGACTATGGCAGGGAAGTCGAAACCAACACTCGAAGAGATCGACTATCGCACGCGACTGGCGAACTGCGAGGCGCTGGAGATCAAAGTACGTCGCGATCAGTTCGAGCTCGACAATAAGCGCGGAGAACTGTGCCGCATCGATACGGCGCTGACTGCGTTTGACGGCTTTCTGCGCGAATTCGTCGGCTTTCTGGATGGCTTGCCCGATGCCATTCAGACGCTTATTCCGCAGGCAACGCCGACGCAATACAAGGATGTGCAAGAGCTGATTGGGACACAGTTGCAACGGCTCGCCGATCGCCGTTTGCACTTGTCGATTGAAAGCAACACGGCACAACAGCAGGCAAACACTGCCGCTAAAAATGAGCGCATTGCGCGCACGGCCAAACGCAAGAAAGATGAGGGCAAATGACAGATCCACGTTTCGGAAATCCGACAGATGGCTATTTGATACCGATACTACAGCGACCTAAACGAGTGGATTGTGCCACATGGGCTGAGCTCAATCGGTTCATGCCATCCACAAACACGTTGTTCTCGTTCCATCAGACACCTTTTTTTCGTGAGCCTACACAGTATCTGAGCGACCTTGCGGGCACTTGCCGCGTGATTCTGTGTACCCCGGCGCAGGTCGGCAAAACCACGGCCATCGAAAACTTCCTAGGATGGATTGCGGCATACGACCGGGCAAACACGTTGCTCATCTTTGACCGCCTCAAGACTGGCCAGAAGATGTCGAAGAACAGGCTTCGGCCATTTCTGCGAGACGTATGCGGCATCAATGCGACTGGGCAAACAGGCACGAAATATCGCAATCCCGATGCGAGCAAGGAAGTGTGCAATATCAGCCTGGCAACGGGGGCCAACCTCATGATCGGCTCGTCCTCGAGCGCGTCCGACCTCTGCTCTACTCCGGCAAAGTTCCTGTGCTGTGACGAGCTCGACAGATGGAAGGACGAATTGAAAGGCGAAGGCGATCCCGTTGCCTTGGCATTGCAACGGCAGATGCGATTCAGGGGAATGGCGCTATTCACATCGACGCCGACCGTCGAGGAGGGGCGCATCCATCAGCAGTTTATGTTAGGCACGCAACAGACTTGGGGTGTGGTCTGTTCAGGATGTGGCGCGTGGTTTGACTGCCGATGGGACAGCATCGACTGGTCTGGGGATGTGCCGACGGTTCATTGCCCGAAGTGCGGTGAGGTCTTTGATGAAATGGCGGTGCGTGCGCTTGAACATCGTTACTGTGAGCCGCAAAACAACAATCCCATCCATGATCAATATGGACGCATTGTGAGAAGCTATCGCGTTTATGGCACGTTATGCCATGCATTTTACACATGGCACAGCCTTCGTGAGAATGAGCGAGAAGCATTGAATAATGGCGAGGCGAGCTATCAGAGCTTCAGGAATACGCGCCTTGGTGAAGTTTATGTGCCAAGGTCTGAGCGGATTATCTATGGCCATGACATCCAGCGGATGGCAGTGCATGACTATCATCTCGATGCGCTGCCGCGTGACATTGTCTTCCTGACGGCAGGCATCGACACGCAGGACAACGGCTTCGCCATGGAGATTTGCGGATGGAACAAAGACGCATCGCGTGCTTATGGCATCGAATGGCTGTGGCTCGATGGCGACCCGAAAAAGCCAGAGATATGGCATGCGCTGACTGAGATTATCGAACATCGACGATACAAGCGCGAGGATGGCAAGACGCTCGGCGTCATTTATGCGGCACAGGACAGCGGCGGCCATCACACAAACCGCGTCTATGCGTATTCGTTGCGCCATGCGCGACATCTGTCTGTGAAAGGCTATGTGCGCATGAAAGAGACGATTCCGTTCCTATACAGCATTTCGACACAGAAATTGTCATCGGCGGGCAATGGCACGGGGAAGATCAAACTGCATATCATCGGCGTCAACGCGGGCAAAGACCTGTTGCTCGACATGATTTCCAAGACGCTTGATGGCGAACGATGTCTTTCATGGCCACATGACATGTCGTGCAACTATGACGCGAACTATTTCGAGCAATTGACAAGCGAAAAACGCACGAACACGCCGCGTGGCGTGCGTTGGGAGCTTCTGCCTGGGCGGCGCAACGAGGCGTTGGACTGCCGCATTTATGCGATGTATGCGGCGCATCTGCTGCTGAGCCAGCGCGGTGCGATTGCCAGCATCATGGAATTCGAGGCAGAGCCGCCTAAACCAGAGCCGACACCGCCAGAACCGACACAGCCGACAAAGCAGGACACCGAAGAGCCCAAAGCAGAGCCGCCAAAACAGCCCAAATCAGAGCCCAAACAAAAATCGCCTGCCACATCCAAACACCGCAGATTCAAACCGCTGTAAAGACAATTGCGTGAATGGTTTCACGGTCTTTTGAGGTTTGATTATGAGCGAAGAATTTACCCCACCGAGGACGCGGCGCGAATGGCTGATGCAGGAACGCGCGCGGCTATATAAGGCGCTGAATGATGCCGTCAAGGGCTATGACGACCTCGTGAGCGGCGCGATCACGTCCTACAGCCTGGGCACGCGGTCTATCACGCGATACACGCCAGACCTGAATGCATTATCGGCATTTATCACACAGACACAGAACCGCATCGCGGAAATCGAAGCCATCCTGAACGGCAGGCCGATACGCAACACAAGCCGTTATGTGTTCATGGATCCGTCGATGATTGGCAGGAGGTGGTGAGATGCATCTGTCCCCGTTTACCACAGGATATGCGGCTGCCGGCGGATCGCTGTTCAGCCAGGTCATGGCAGGATTTATCGCGAACAGCGGCACGGCAACAGAAGATATCTCGCCATCTCGGCGCGTCCTGGTGTCGCGCGCGCGTATGCTCGACATCTCGTGCCCGATGGCCACCGCTGCCGTGGATCGCATGGTGCACGGCGTGCTTGGCGACGGCCTGTCGTTCTCTATCGGCAACTCGGATTTCTTCGAGCGCGATGATTATCAGGCGCTTTGCACAGGGCTCAAAAAGTCTCTCAAGCTCGCGTCCATCACGCATACGCTCGACATCCAAGGACGGCTGACGTTCGCACAGATGCAGCGCATGGCGTGCCGGAACTGGCTTCTGAGCGGCGATGTATTCTTCGTGCGCCGTCCGAACACGACGAACTGCGCGTGGCGCATCATCGAAAGCGACAGATGCATGACGCCGACGATGTTCACCACTGCCCTATCCGGTCTCAAGGCGACAAATCCCGAAACGGGCAACACGATTATCGACGGCGTGGAGCTCGATAGCGAGGCGCGTCCCGTCGCCTATTGGTTCCTGAATCACTACGACGATCTGGCTATCCGTCCCGAGGACTGGCAACGCATCGAGGCATTCGACGATCTGGGCTTGCCTGTGGTCTTGCATCTGTTCCAGCCGCTGCGTCCGGATCAGTATCGCGGCGTGCCGCTCGTGGCCAACACCATCGAGACGCTCTATGCCACCAAGGCGTATTCGACAGCCGAATTACAGGCAGCCATTATCGAGGCTTGCCTTGCCATCTTCATCGTGTCGAACACCGATCCGACGCGCAATCCGTTCGGGAATGCGCCTTCGCTGGATCTGGACAAGCCGCTCGTTCCCGAAAAGCCGGATGACGAAGAGAAGTTCAAGCTCGCAGCCAATCCTAATCCGCACTTTCCTTGGGCACAGAGCGACTTCGAGACCATCGGTCCAGGCGAATCGAAACGACTGGCCGATGGCGAAGACATCCGCACAATCGATCCGAAGCGTCCAAACAGCGGTTATGCGTCGTTTATCTCGGCACAGAACAAAGCCATCGCAGCAGCCATCGGCATTCCGCAACAGGTTTTAGAGGCGACGTTCGAGGGCACAAGCTATGCGGCCGCACGCGGCGCAGTCATCGAGGCAAGCGCGACATACAAGGTCGTTCGCGGCTTCTTTATCGAGAGCTTCCTCAAGCCGATGTTTGAAGTGTTTGCATACGACTATCTCGTCCGGAACGGCATCGAAACCGAGTTCGACACGCCCACAGCGGCCAAGATTCTGAGCTGTGAATCCGTCTGGAACGCGCCTTCGGCACTGTGCCTCGATCCGCGTGCCGAGCTCGAATCATGGAAGCTCGCGATCGAGATGGGGCTTGCGGATGCCGACGAAGCCGCGCTCGCTGTGTACGGTCATCCGGCGAAGTCCACACCGCTTCAAAACACACAGGATATAACCAAAACAGGTATTTTGAACGAGGCCAAGCATGAAAAGATTTAGACTGTTCGATGATATTTCGCCGAAATGCACAAAAGAGTTTTCCGACTTTCTGAACACAGTCGAGGACGGCGAAGAGATACAGCTTGAAGTGATGAGCTATGGCGGCGAAGTGTTCAGCGGCCTTGCCATCGCGCAGCTCATCACAGAGGCGCGCAAGCGCGCCATTCATTCGACTGCCATCGTTTACGGCATCGCCGCCAGCGCGGCTGCCATCCTCGCGCTGGCCACCGACCATGTGATCATGACCGAGCTCGGCTCGCTCATGCTCCATGGCGTGTGGTGCGAAGGCGTGGACGGCGAAGACGAAGGCATCAGGCGCGCGAACGAGGCGTGCCTGGCAATCATTCAGCGCAGATGTCCAAGCTATGACATGCAGACGCTGACCGAATGCGATCACTGGTATTCCGCTGAAGAGGCAAAGGCGCTCGGGCTTATCGATGAAATCAGGCCTTTGGATTCTTTCGGCAATGACGGGACGCTCACCGACATGGTGCGCAGTGTTTTACTGGCTTATGCCAAATTTGGAGGTTCGAAGATGAACGAGAAGAGGAATGATCTGGATGTGAAAGACATCGAGACTCAGGTCGAAGAGGAAAAGAAGGACGACGAGACCGAGAACAAGGAGCTTTCTGCCGAAGGCGAAGATGTCGATCTCAAGACGCTTATCGTCGATGGGTTCAGTGCCGTCCTGGACAAGCTCGCCAGCATCGAGGCGCGCCTTGCAGAGCCTGCACCGGCACTCGAAGCCGATGAGGACGAAAAGAAAAAGGACGACGACATCATGAGCGCGAAGATCCGCGCCATGTATGACCGCATCGGCAAAGTGTGCCAGCCGTGCACCAGGGCACCGCGCGACGAAGCCAAGACCGAAGCCCAAATCATGAATGAGGAACGCGCCAAAAACGAAGCGTTCAAGAAGCTCTATCACAATCTTTGCGGCAAAGTTTCCCGCGAAAAGTAATGGAGGTGTGAAATGTCTGACGTGATCTCTGTTTACGATTCCCACACTCATGTCCCGGCGCTGGTCATCGACGAGCCGGTATCCAAATTCCT